CCTGGTTCGGTCGGGCCCAGGCTCCCGTTGCCCACAACAGTATTATACCCTTGTGCGGGGTGCCTGTCAAGAAAAAAATTATTTTTTTTGGCTTCCCGCCAGGGTCGGTGGGCAAGAGTTATTCGCTCGGGGTACCTGATTATTGGGCAAAAAACTTTCGTGGCCGCCCGCATGCCTGCTCCGCCCGCTACACCTTCCGAAAAAACATAGGCCGCGGCGTTTTGGCCGCGGCCTATGTTGTGGGATGGCCGCGGCCTCCGTGCCGCGGCCGGGAGGTTCATGCGCCGAGTTCGCAGAGTAGCTGGTATGCGTGTGGGGGTGGTTGCTCGATGCCGAGGGCTTCGCAGGCCCGCTGTTTGTCGTTGGTGGTGCAGGCGTCCCAGGCTTTCTGGAGTCGCTGTTCCGCTCGTCGGAGTGTGGCCCAGGCTCGCTGGGCCGCCAGCATGGCTTGGACTAGGCGTTGTTCTTCTCGTGTCATTTGACTACCTCCCGCGGCTTGGTGCCGCTTCCCGCCTGGTTCGTCGGGGCCAGGCTCCCGTTGCCCACAACAGTATTATACCCTTGTGCGGGGGGCTGTCAAGGGGAAAACTTATTTTTTCTTCCCGCCAGGGTGGGTGGGCACTAGGTATTCGCTCGCGGCTGGAGATTCTTGGGCAAAAAAAGTTTCTTGACCGCCCGCCCGCTCGCCCGCCCGCCTCCCTAGTGGGCCCGGTTGCGGTAACAACAATCGCCGCGGCTTCCGTTGCGCGGCCGGGTGGGTAAGCTGGTTGTCCTATCTTACTCGGGTTAGCGTGGGGTCGTGGGCGTCGCCGTTGGCGATGAAGCAAGCCGCGCATTGGTCGCATTTGCGGTAGCCGGGCACACGCCCGGCTTCATGCCATCGGATCGTGCCTGTGCCGCACACCGGGCATGGGACGTCGGTTACTGGTAGCCACCAAGGGGTGCGGGGTGGTGCTGGGGGGAGCTTGTATTGGGGTTGGCGTTTCATTGAGGAGTCCTACCGCGGCTTGGTGCCGCTTCCCGCCTGGGTGGCACGGGGCCAGGCTCCCGTTGGCGATTTGGGTTTATTGGTATGCCTCCGCGGCTGCTTGGATGTCTCGCGCGAGGTAGGTGCGGCTGGTGGGGCTGCGGTGCTGTGGGACGCGAAAATTGGCCAGGATGCGGCCTATGTGCTGTGGCGTGATCGGGCCGCCTCGGTAGGTATGCCAAGGTGATTCTGCGTCGGCGAGGAGGCGTGCGGCGAGTTCGCTGGCCGTGATGCGTTCGTTGGGGTCTCGCGTGAGTCGGGCGATGGCGACGAGGAGGAGTTCGGGGGTGTCGTGGTTTTGGTTGGTGAGGGCGATGGCCGCGGCGCGGGCTTTGGCTGGCCAGGGTGGGCCGGCGGCCGCGGCGAGGGCGAGGAGGGGCTGCCAGTTGTCGGCGGCTCGGTCGTGGATGGGTAGTGTGGTGGGGGATGGTTGGGGTAGTGGGTGTTTGCGTAGGTGGGCGGCCAGGTGGGCGCCGAGCTGGTGGAGGTGCTGGCGCAGTGCGTGGTCGATTGCTGGTAGGCGAATGGTGGTGGGCTTGCGGGTGAGTTGAACGTGGATGGCGCGGTCGAGCCAGGTGGCTGGTAGTGTCCCTATTCCCGCGATGGCCTTGGGGCCGAATGTTCTGAACTGCCGCACTTGGTGGTCGTCGCCGACGCAGCGAAGAACGTAGGCGGTGTCCGTGGTATGGCCGGCGTTGATGATGGGACGTAGGTCCTGGAGCTGCTGGGCGTCCGCTTCGTCGATGAGCAGGGTGAGCGGCGAATGTTCATCGAGCAGCCGGTAGGCTGCGGCCGGGGTGAGGGAGGCGGCGAAGACGGGGCGGCGGACGGCGGGGGCGAGGAGTTGGAGGGCGCGGGTCTTGCCGCAGCGTTTGGTGGGCGAGGTGATGGCGAGCAATGGGCTGAGGTAGAGGTTCGTGGCGTGGGTGTGGGCGGCCCAGAGTGTGATCGCGGTGTGGGCCTCCGGTGGGGCGTGGAGGTGCTGGGCGAGGGTTTGTTCGAGCTGGTCGAGTGTCTGGTGGAGGGGTTGCGGGTTGGGCGGGTCTGGGTGGTCGGATAGTTGGATGGGGCGGCCTGGGAGGTTGGTGGTGCGGTCTGGCTGGGGGCGTGGGGTGGCGGCGTAGGCGATGAGCTGCTGGGCGAGGGTGGTGGTGTCGATGTCGGGGTGGCGGCTGCGTAGCTCGCGGAGGAACTGGTCTCGCGTGCGTGCGGAGTGCCAGTTGCGGCGGTCGCAGGCGATCAGGCGGCCGTCGAGGGTGATGGAGATGGTGCCGTTGGCGGACATGCGGGCGGTAGGTTTGGTCATGTGGTGGCCTTCCAGTTTGTTCAGGTAGTGGTTGATGGCGGAGCGTAGGTCGCGCCATGCGGTTTGGCATGGGTGTAGCTCGGCGAGCAGGCGGAGGGCGGTGGCGTGGGCGAGGGTGCATGATGGGGCTAGGTCGGAGAGGTCGATGAGGCGGCGGTAGGTGGTGGTGGTGTCGCCGAGTTCGCCGGTGGCGGCTATGCGGGCTGGGATGTCGGATGGGTGGGCGGCCGAGGTGATGGCGGCGGCGATGAGGCGTGAGAGTGGGGCGATGTCGAGGAGGTGGGTGGGTGTGGCGTGGATGAGGTTGGGGTTTTGGAGGAGGGCGCTGGCGAGTAGTTCGTCCGCGTGTGGGTCGCTGGGTGGGTCCAGGGGGAGTTGGACATGGGCCACGTGGATCCTTCCCGTGTGGCTAGGCGCGGAGCAGATGGTTGAGGGCGGTGATGGTTGCGGCGGCTGAGTTGACGCCTTGGTACCAGGCGAGCGGCTGGCGTGGCCAACGGGCCGCGGGGGCGCGGAGATGGCGTGATGCGGGGCGTACTCCGTGTTTGGCGGCGTAGGAGTCGAACCAGATGAGGTCGGCGCCCGCGGCGGCGAGGGCTTGGTACTCGGCGCCAGCGTCCCAGTCGCCGAAGATGACGGTTAGGCTGGGGCGGAGTCGGTGGTGGGCGAGCCATGTGGTGATGGTGGCGTTTGTTCCCGCAACCCAGCTGTTGGACGTCACGAGTGTGGTGACGTCGTGGTGTAGGTGGGCTATGCGGAGGCAGGCGCCGAGCGTGGCGTCGCAGACCGCGGAGCAGGAGCCGGAGCAGTCGCAGATCAGGAGGATGTGCCCGGCTGGGCGAGGCTGGCGGGCGCGTGCGATGTGCCATCGTCGGGTCGTGGCCTCGCGGATGAGGCGGTGTGGGTCGGGGCGGTGCCCGGGTGTTTGGCTGGTGGTGGTGGGGTCGTGGCGTCGGATGAGTTTGAGGAGCTGGCGGTGGATGCGCCGTGCTTCTGGGTGGCTGATGTCGATGGGGTTGTCGGCGAAAAATCCGCCGTAGTTGGTGGCATAAGGAAAAATGGCGCGGTGTAGGCTGCCTTCCGCGCCGGTGGGGTGGCGCTCTTCTGCGGCTGCATGGCCCGTGGCGCCGTCGCCAGCAGCCGCCGCCCCAAGGGGCGGGTTGTCCGTCGGCGCCGGTGCCTCTACAGCCGGCGGGTTCGCCTCCCGCTCGCTCGCCTCCGCCCGTTCTGGGCGGGGCTGCGTCGCGTCGCCATCGGTGCGTACCCGGGCCCATTCCTGGTCCTCCGCCAGGTCTCCGGGCGCGTTGGCGTCCGTAGGGTCCTGGGCGGCAGCGGCGCGTGGTGTTTGGGCTGGATTGGGGGTTTCCCCGGAGTTGCCATCGCCTCCGTGGAGTTGGGCGTCCGCGGATGGGTCTGGGCTGGTTGGGGCTGTTTCCGGGGTGCGTTTGAGAAATCGGATCTCCGCTACGGGGTCCGCGTATTTTAGGGCGTGGAGTAGTTCGGCCAGTGTCAGGGTGTAGTCTGGGCCGAACGTGTTGATGAGTTGGTCGATCCTGGGGAGGGGGTATGCGTGGCTGCGGTAGATGCCGAGCAGGTGGATTAGTTCGTCGATTTTTGTTCTTGCCGCGGCGCGCTGTGCGCGTCGGAGGGTGATGGTGTCGTGGTGGGTCATCGCAGCAGTCCGTCTGCTTGGCGGCGGGTGCGTTCTCGGTGTCCCCAGGCGGCGGCCAGGGCATCGCGGGGGAATGGCTGGCCGTCGTGGCGTAGGCAGTGGCCCGCGAGGCGGAGTGCGTCGTCGTAGGTGTCCGCGGCCCAGATTTCAGCCGCGGCGTCGATGAGTTCCGCCAGGGTTGGCATGGGGTTCGTGGCTGCCCGGGCGGCGCGGATGAGGGCCTCGGCGAATGGGGCGGTGGTGCCGGAGTGTTGGGCGAGGGCGGTGACAAGCTGGTCGCCGGCTAGGGGGCGAATGGGGACGCGGCGGACACGTCGGAGCAGTGGGGCGGAGAGGTCGCGTTCGCCGTTCGTGGTGAGGCACACCACGAGGTTGCCGAGGTTGGCTTGGATGTGCTCGCCTGGCCGTACGGGAACGCGGCCAAATTGCAGGTAGTCGAGCAGCAGGTATTCGACGCGCTCCGCGGTCTTGTCGATCTCGTCGAGGGCGAGAACGACGGGGCCGGAGGCGCTTGCCATTGCGGCCTGGGCGAGGATGCCGGGCTGGCGCACGTGCTGGGCCTCACCGGCGACGGCCGCGGCTACGTCGATTCCGTGAAATAGCTCCTGGTCGTCCGTCCAGGAGTGGAGGAGGTGGTAGAAGTACGTGGCGCCAAGGCGTTCGGCGAGCCATTCGGTGGCGCTTGTTTTGCCGCTGCCTGGTGGCCCGAGGAACAGGGCCGCCCTGGCGCGGTGGGTTGGGCGCGAGTAGGAGCGTGCCACTAGCTCGAGGTCTCGGCAGGGGATGTAGTGGGCCGTGCTCATGCTGGGTGGTTGAGGAAAATGGCCCAGACCGGCTGCGCGGGATGGCTGCGGTCAGCGTCCGGGGCCGGCCGCCCTATCTGGGCCGTTTTGGGCGGGGCCGGAACCGTCTGGGGCCGGGCCCAGACGGGTGTACGATAACGTTGTGCTGTGTGCCCGTCAAGAGTATTACGTGCGGGTGGCTTGGCTGATGACATGTTTTTTTGGCTGGGTGCTGGGCCGGCCGGCTGCCCACCCGCCGGGCCCGCCCGCCGGCTGGCAAGTCCACTTCGTGGGCCGGCTGCTGCCCGCCTCGGCATGGTGGGCTGGCTGCCCGCCCGGCTGGCCGCCCGCCTCGGCATGGTGGGCTGGCTGCCCGCCCGCCGGGCCCGCCCGCCGGCTGGCAAGTCCACTTCGTGGGCCGGCTGCTGCCCGCCTCGGCATGGTGGGCTGGCTGCCCGCCCGGCTGGCCGCCCGCCTCGGCATGGTGGGCTGGCTGCCCGCCCGGCTGGCCGCCCGCCTCGGCATGGTGGGCTGGCTGCCCATCCGCCGGGCCCGCCCGCCGGCTGGCAAGTCCACTTCGCGGGCCGGCTGCTGCCCGCCTCGACATGGTGGGCCGGCTTGCCGCCCGCCGGGGCCGCCCATGCTAAAACAATAGGCCGCGGCTTGTTGGCCGCGGCCTGTGCTGGTGGGTTGCCGCGGCCTATGGGCCGCGGCTTGCTGCCGATGTCGTTTTTCGTTTACTTTCGCGGGTTAGGCAGCTTCAATTCGGTTTCGTCTGGCAAGCGAACGAGCAGGGTGCTCCCGAGAACTGCCCAATGGCAGTCCACCAGGGTGAGCTTGCCGTCTGGGCCGGGCTGGACAACTTGCACACGGTCCACCTGCCCACCACGTGGGTGGCGAGCAATGATCTCGCCTTCCGTCACGTGGCCAAAGCTTTCGCAGTCGCGGTTCTCTCCCCGCTGGCCCACTTTGGGGAGTGGCTGCCCAATGTACTCCCACTTGCCGTCACGGTAGACGAGCTTGTACCATTCGTCCCCCTTCAGCTTGCAGTTGAGCTTCCGGTAGGCTGCCTTGATTTCGAGTGTCGTCATCTGTTGATCCTCCCGCGGCTTGGTGCCGCTTCCCGCCTGGTTCGGTCGGGCCCAGGCTCCCGTTGCCCACAACAGTATTATACCCTTGTGCGGGGTGCCTGTCAAGAAAAAAATTATTTTTTTTGGCTTCCCGCCAGGGTCGGTGGGCAAGAGTTATTCGCTAGCGGTCGGAGATTCTTGGGCAAAAAAAGGTTCGTGACCGCTAGCCCGCCTCCGCTTCGTGGGCCGCTGGCCGGCCTGCCGATGGTGACTACGTGCTTGGGTACTGGTGCGGGTCCTCACTAGGTGCGGTGCCTGTCAGAAGGGCCAGCATTTGCTCGACGGTGGTGGGGGCCGGCTTTTTGTTGTGGCGCATACCCAACGCGCATCGGATCGCGGCCTGGGCCGCGGCGAGCAGAGCGGAGGCGGCTGCGGCTAGGTCGTGCGTTTGCTGGATGCTGGGTGGTTCATCCAGTGCTGCGATGGCCCGCCTGAGGCGTTCGGTGGGCATGGTGTCCCTCAGGAGGTCGATAGCCACAGGTGTGGGTTGCGCATGGAGGCGATTTCGGCGGCGCTGTGTGTTTCTAGGTCGCCGTCCGCGTTTAGAGTTCTTAGGGGGTAGCCGGCCCCGGCCGCCTCCTCTAGGAGCGTGAGGGCGGCGCTGTTGTCGGCGAGGGTATGGAGTTCGATCAGCCATGTTGGGTTGTGTCGTTTGCGTAGCTGCGTGGCGCCTCGCCAGACGGCGAGTTCGGCTGCCTCGACGTCTACCTTGACGAGGTCGCAGCGTGGTAGGTCGTGGGTGAGGTGGTCGAGGGTCGTGACGGGTACGGCCAGGCGGGTTTTGGTGGTGGTCAGGCGTGCGCCTCCGTGTGGCAGATTCGTCGAGAATGGTGCCGCTGGGCTGTCGCTGTCGGCGAGGGCTGTTTGGTGGATTTGGTAGTTGAGGCCGGTTAGGCGTCGATTGGCGGTTAGGTAGCGGACGAACGCGGGGTTGGGTTCTACGGCGAGTGTGGTGCCGCTGGAGCCGGTGGCGGCGGCGAAGAGTATCGTGTAGTACCCATAGGCGGCGCCGACGTCGATGCAGACCGTGCCAGGGTAGGCGGCGCGTGCGAGGGCCAGGGTGACCCATGCCTCCCAGTAGCCATCGAGCAGCAGGTGCGGGGCGATGTCGGGGTCTCGATTGTCGACTAGGAATGGCCAATTGCCGAGGATGCGGCAGAGGATGGGGTGGCGGCCGTAGGCGATGGCGGCCGCGGCGCGGCGGCAGTATAGCTCTAGCTCGTGGCGGCTGGCGCGTAGGGGACATGGGAGCATGGTGTGTCAGGCGGGGCTGTCGAGGGGGATGAGTTCGATGGGCATTTTTTCGTGGTGTAGCCAATGGCCGCGCCAGGTTCCGTCGGGGTCGCGGTGTAGGTGGCAGGTTGGCCGGTCGATGCGCGAGAGGGTTAGGGTGAGCGTTCCCTCGTCGTCGTTTACCCACCAGCGGCGCTCGCATTCCGCCGCGCCTTCGCCGATGTGGTTGTCGGCGAGTAGTTGCATGGGTCGTTCATCGTGGCCGACGCGGCGGTAGAGGAAGCGGGCCAATGTGAGCTGGCGGATGGCGGCGAGTTCGGTGGGAGTGGGGCGTGGGTTTTCCCAGAGTGTGCCTGTCCAGAGTTCGCGTAGCTCGGCGAGGAAATCCAGACATAGGTCCTCGTGTTCCAGGCCAGGTGTGCGGCGGTTGCCGGCGAGGCGCCATTTGTCCTGGCAGCGGTGCTGGAAGATGATCCGTCCTGACCAGTCGTGCTGGAGTATGGTGTGGGTGTTCCAGCCAGGGGGGTATGGCGGCATGGCGTAGTGCGAGTTCAGGCGGCGCCAGCCGAGGTGAAAACATTCCTTGTCGCCGTAGACGATGCGGAAGACGTAGTCGGAGTGTTCGGCGTACCAGAGGCTCATGCGTAGCTGGCGCCAGCAGCGGCCCTTGTGGACTAGGAACTGGCCGGATTCAAAGGCTGTCTCGGCTTCGTGGTGCTGGGCGATTTCTGGCATGCCGAAGATTTCCCAGACGTCGCGCTTGAGGGTCCAGCAGGCGTAGTCTGGCCAGAACGCGGCGCCGTGCTCTTTGTAGGGGGGGGCGTCGAAGAGGTAGGTGGGGTCGCGCGTCGGGCAGTTGTCGGCGTCGAGAAACAGTACCTCGTTGTACGGGCTGTGGAGGGCGGCGTAGGGCTTGAGTTCCCAGCCGCATAGGATTCGGCATGGGTGGATGCGTTCGAGTGTCCGGGCGTCTACGGTGGTGGCGTTGTATGGGGCGATGAGCCGCCGAAAATACGGGTCGCATTCGTCCGGGCCGAGGTGCCAGAGCTGGATGGGTAGGGTGCAGCCGAGGTGGCGGAGGAGGCGGATACAAACCCAGGCGCCAGGCAGGTAGGTTAGGCCTCCCGCGGCAATGACGATGCCGCGGTCCTCTGGGTATGCGTCATGGTGTGGGAGCAGTTGCTGGGCGAATTCGTCGGCGAGCAGGCGCATAGCGGCGTTTGTGTTGGCCCAACTAGCCCAGCCGGGGGGCCAGGGGCCTGGTGGGGCGTGGCGAATGAGGTCGGCCATTTGCTCGACGGTGAGCGATTCGTTTGCCTGCTCGCAGCGGGTCAATGCCATGTGAAGGTAATCTCCCAGTAGGCGTTGGCGTGGTAGTAGCCGTCCATGGTGTCCGTGGTGATTTCGATGGTGTGTTGGCCCGGCTGGAGCGTGCGTGAGGCTGTGGCGGTAAGCGTGGTCATGACGCAGCCGCTACCTCCGCCGGGCGATGAGCGGGAGATCACTACTTCGTTGTCGATCTGTACTCGGATTGTGTCATAGCCGGAGCGCGCCATTTCGACGCGGCCCGTTGCTGTGATGCTGAGGGTGCGGGTCGCGGTGAGGCAGATGACGCGCTTGGCTGTGCCACGTTGGGGGCCGAAGTTAGTGCCTCCGCAGTTGAGGGAGTCTTCGAACGTGCATCGAACTGTCCAGTCTCCGCCTGTCCAGGAGGCGCCACCGTTACCGACGAACTGCCAGGGGACGTCGGCGCAGGACGGGCCGCTTGGGCCGCTGCTCGGCCCGGAGCTGGGGCCGCTGGGCTTCGGCCCGCTGGGTCCGCTGGGCTTCGGCCCGCTGGGCCCGCTGCCGCTGAGGCCGCTGATTGGGCCGGTCCCGCTGGGTCCGCTGGGCTTCGGCCCGCTGGGCCCGCTGCTTGGCCCGCTGCTGGGGCCGCTCGCCTTAGGGCCGCTTGGCCCGCTACTGGGGCCGCTGGAAGGGCCGCTGCTGGGGCCGCTGGAGGGCCCGCTACTGGGGCCGCTGGAAGGGCCGCTACTCGGCCCGCTTGATGGGCCGCTACTGGGGCCGCTGCTCGGCCCGCTGCTCGGGCCGCTGGAAGGGCCACTACTGGGCCCGCTGGTGGGGGGGCTAGTCGGCCCGCTACTTGGCCCGCTGCTTGGGCCGCTACTCGGCCCGCTACTGGGGCCGCTGCTGGGGCCGCTGCTCGGCCCACTACTCGGCCCGCTGGTGGGCCCACTACTGGGCCCGCTTGATGGGCCGCTGCTGGGGCCGCTTGAGGGCCCGCTGGAGGGCCCGCTGCTGGGCCCGCTTGAGGGCCCGCTACTGGGTCCACTACTCGGGCCGCTGCTGGAGCCGTGTGGGCAGCAGGCGATGCCGTAGAGTGGGTCGCCGGCTGCAGTTAGGCCAAGGTATCGCATGAGGTAGCGGCCGATGCGGGGGAACTGGCACGTGGAGTAGCCGTAGATGGGCTGGCCGCCCGCGGTTTGGCCGAGGTAGCGGGCGAGAACGCGTGGGGCGCGTCCCTCGAATGCTTGGGGGCCGGAGTTGGGGCCTGGGCATCCCGTGCCGTATAGCGGCGTCCCGTCGCTTGTGCGGCCGATGTAGCGGGCGAGGTAGCGGCGGTTCGCGTGCATGTGGTCAGTCGTTTACGTCCAGTACCTTGCAGGGAAACTTCGTGAGCCAAGTTTTCGTGGTGGGGTCGTAGCGCTGAACCTGGCCGGAGTAGTAGCCGTTGTCGTCTTTGGTGTTCGAGGTGATGAGTACATGTTCCTCGTAGTTGGCGGCGTCGAGGCGCACGAGGGCCCAGCGTGGGTTGCCGGAGGGCTGGGCCCAGAGGACGGCGATGGGGCCGTGCGGGACGGTGCGAAGATAAGTGGTTACGGCATGGACGGGTTCGGCGGCGTCGTAGAGTATGCCGTCGACGAGTAGCCGGGCCGGGGTTAGGCCGCTGACGGTGACCGGGACGAGGGCGTTGGGTTTGGCCGGTCGGAATGTTATGGCTAGGCGGGTTTGGGTGGTGGTGGCGGAGGTGCTTGGGACGGTTGCGGCTGGGATTGGCCGGTTCTTGAAGGCGTCGAGGGCGCTGGTTGGGTCGTTGATGGGGGGCCCGAGGGAGACAATGGAGTAGCGGGCGAGGCTCACGCCGGTTGTGTTCTTGGCGAGGACGATGGAGAGCTGGTGTACTGGGTGTTGTAGGGGGGGGGTGAGGCGTCGGTTGGCGCGGGTTGCGTGTACGGCGTCGATGAAGGCGTTATAGGCGTCGGCGGGGATTTCCAGGCGTTCGCCGGGCTGAACTTTTTTGAGCGGGTCCACAGGTATAGGGTGGCGTCAGGGCATGAGCTGGTTGAAGTCGGCGTATTGGTAGACGCGCTCGATGTAGACGGCCGTGGGTTTTTTGACTACGGTGTTGGTATCTGGGTGGTCAATTTCTTCGCAAAATACCCAGGCGTAGTGGTGTCCCTCTTTGCGGATCCCGGTTATGCCACCTACGGTCAGGTTTTCGACGTTGGGGATCGCCAGGAAAGAGAATGTGATGGCCCATTTTTCGGAGCCGCGGCGGGTGCCGCTTGCGCCGAGGAAGAGAACCTCGCCTTTCTGGAATCCCTCGAACGGGCCGTCGTTGACGGTGCCGGTGAGGGCGGCGAGCCGGCGTTTGTAGGCGGCTGTTACCTGGGAGTCCGTGAAATGGTGCGTGGCGCGGAAGGTCAAGTTGGGGGTGATGATGTCGCAGCCGTTGATTTGGTCGTTGGCGACGTTGATTGCCTGGGCGAAGGGCGGGGCCATGGTGCCGGGTAGGCTATAGGCGTCTACCGTTTCTAGGGAGTGTGTGATATGGGCTGTGCCGCCTCCTGTGTCGAATGCCCAGTCGCTGGCGTCGTCGGGGTTGTTTTTGCGGGAGTAGGTGACGGTGCAGTTCCAGACCCCTCCGCCCTCATGGGCGTAGTGGTAGTCGCGTAGGGGTAGGTCGGCGTAGGTGGGCGGGGCTGCTGCCTCGAGGAGGGCGCGGACGGTCGAGTCGTCCTCTATCCCGACGATCGAGTAGCGTAGCTGGACGTCGCCCGTATCCGGGCCGTGTGTTGCCTCGCGTGAGTCGTAGCGTTCGATTACGATCATGGTTTCCGCTACCCGAATACGAGTGGGCCGTTGGTGCGGGCCGAGCGGGCGAGTGTGTCTATGTTTTCGGCGATGTCGAGGACGGCCTGGGCGGCGCGCTCGAAAGAGACCTTTGCGCCCAGGCCGGCTAGTTCAAAGGGGTTGAATGTGCCGGTGCTGTGTTCGCCTCCGGCTACGTTCGCGAGGCCGCCCGCGATGGCGTCTAGGTCGAGGTGCGGCCGTGGCGCGATTGTGGGGCCTCTTGGGGCGGGTGTGGGTTGCGCTTGTTCGGGCTGTTGGGTGGTGGCCTGGTCGAGCTTTTGTTGGAGTTGTTTGCGTAGTTGGTTGATGCGGTCTTCGGCGGCTTTGTCTGCCGCGGCCTGGTTGGCGTCTCTCTGTGCGGTTTTTTCGGCGAGGGCGCGGTCAATTTCGGCGAGGGCGTCGCGGAGTGCCTGGCGTCTTTGTGTATCGCGGGCTGTTTTGGCTTGTTCGAGGTTCGAGCGTTCTTCCTCAATGGCGGCGAGGGTTTCTTCCAGTTCCTTTTTCGTGGCGGCCAGGCCTAGTTTGGCGGGGCCGGGCTTTAGGATCCACAGCCAGTTGTACCAGAGCCGTTTCAGGAATGCGATCGTGTGGGCCCAGCCGGTGCGAATCGCGAGGACGACGGAGTTGAACGTGGTTCGGATCAGGTCGAGGCCCGCGGTGATGACGTTTTGGACGTGCAGGAATGCTTTCGCGAGGGCAGCGACGGTGGTGTGCCAGGCGCCGCTGAGGGTGTTGGTGAGGCCGCGGGTGGATTTCCGGAGTCCCTGGAAGGATTGGGCCGCGGCGAGCTGTAGGCCGGTGAATGCGATTTCCGCGGCCAGGGTGAGGTCTCCGCGGGCGAGGGCGGCGGTGATTCCCTGCCATGTTCTGATCGCGGTGTTTTTGACGTCGGCGAATGCCGTGCCGATGCTGGCCAGGGCTGCCCGGGCGTCCGTGGAGGCCGCGACGGCGGCCGCGGCGAGGCCGACGAATAATGTGGCCGGGGAGCTGGCGACGATGGCTATGGCGGCGATGCCGAGTTTGATTGCCGCGGCGGCTGTGGTCATGCCCGCGGCAGCGATGCTGGCGGCGGTTCCAACCGTTCGGAGGGTGTAGCCGAGGCCGACGAGGGCGGCACCGAGGGCTAGGGCCGTTGGGGCTGCCTCCGCGATTAGGACTACCAGGGGCCGGTGTTGGTTGATCCAGGCGCTGGCTTGGGTTGTTGCATTAGTCATTGCCTCGGCGAGGGATTGAATGGCTGGAGCTAGCGCGGCGCCGATGGTGGCTACGGCCCGGCGGGCGGTGATCGCCACGTCGGTGAGGGCGTCGTCGAGGGCGTGGGCGGCGCGGGCTTCGTCTTCTGAGACGGTCAGGCCTTTGGCGGCGGCGGCGTCGCGGAGTTCGGCGAGGCCCGCGGCTCCTTCGGCGAACATCGGAAGTAGTTCGGTGCCGGAGCGGCCGAAGATCCGCATGGCGGCGGAGGCTCGTTGCAATGGGTCGGGGATGCGGTTTATGGCGTCGCCGAGTAGGGCGAATGCTTCGTCGGGTGCGAGGTTGGTGAGCTGCTGGGCGTTGAGGCCGAGGTCGGCGAGTGCCTTGGTTGCCTCGTTCGAGCCGGCCGCGGCGGCGGTGAGGAACTTGGCCATTTGGCGTAGGCCCGTGGCTAGGCTTTCGTGGGATGCGCCGGTCTGGGCCGCGGCGTAGCCGAGTTCGGAGAGTGCTTCGGTGGAAACCCCGGTTTGTTTGGAAAGGTCGAGCAGGGCGGCGCCGCTCGTGGCCCAGGCGCGGGTGGCGGCGAATAGGCCGGCGGAGGCGGCCAGGCCGATGCCTGCGAGTTTGGTGCCGAGGCCGGTGAGCGTTTGGCCGAATGTGCTAAGTTGCTTGGAGGCGGCGGAGAGGCCGCGACGGAGTGCGCTATCTCGGAGGCCTAGCTCGACGTAGGCGTTCAGGACGCGGATAGCGTTCGCGGTGGTCATGTATGGTTATCGGTTGCGGGGGGTTTCAGGAGGTGCTTCAGTACATGGATGGGGGCGGTGGGTGGCTGCTGGTTGACCGGGTCGCGGGTTGTGGTATGGAACGGGTGGAAATCCTGTGGCGTGTATGGGGTGGGTCGGCGTTTCGGGTCGCGGTGGCAGTTGGCTATCAGGGCGAGTATGGCGGCTGTGTGGTTCCAGTCTGCGCGGAGGCGCTGCTCGGCGAGTTCGGCGAGTTCGGCTAAGGTCCAGGGTGCGGGGTCTAGGCCGGTGATGGCTGCTGCTGCGATGATTGCTCGCTGCGTGGCTGGGCCGAACGAAGGCGTTCGAGGGCGCGAGCATGTTCGTCCGCTGCTATCTGTGTCGCCGTCTCGAACAAGAGGCGGAGCATCTCCCGGCGGCGGCGTTCGGGGAAAAAATCGCAGAGTGCTCCCTGGAAGGCTTGCTGGGCTTCGGCGAGGTGGTCGCCGTGCAGGCCGCTGGCGAAATCCTCGAAGCTGACGTTGCGTTCCGCGGCCTGGCGGTGGCAGGCGGCGTACAGGACGCGGGCGATGCGTAGTGGGTCGTCGAGCAGTGCGGCGAGTGGGGCGAGGTCGTCGTTGAGCAGTTCGGGTAGGTAGATGCTGGTCTCGCGCTGGATCCGGTCGAGGGCGGCGCAGTCGATGCGAACGCACCAAAGCTGGCCGCGGTCGTCGGTGAAATGGTGCATGGGTGTTACGAGGTGATGTACCAGGTGGGCGGGTTCGCTCCGTATGTAGGTTCGAGTGTGACGGCGGCTGTCACGGCTTCCTCGAGGGCTTCCGAGCGGGAGAATGCGGTGACCGAGCATTCGGCGCGGAGTCCCTGGCTGCCGGTTTGGGTCACGGGGCCGTCGAGGGCAAGGATCTCGATAGTTGTGTTGTTGAGGTAGGCGTTTAGGAGGACGGTGAAGTCGTCCTCGCTTGGGTCCCAAAGGAGCTGTGTTTCTATGCTGGCTTCGCGGAGCGTGGCGACGTTGGCGCGCCAGCCGTTGTTGGCGCGGGAGGTGACATCGGCCTTGGCGGTCTGGAGGTTGAGGGTCACGTCGCGGACGGCGCGGATCTCGTTCCACACGGGGTTTTGGTAGGTGCCCGTGTTGCGATAGAGGCGGCATTGGATTCCGAGGCGAATGGCCATTGTTATACCTTTAGGAGTGCTGGGAGGGTTAGGTTAGCGGCGTCGGCGGCGGGCCGCATGTATGGTCGTGGGGCGATGACGACGTGGTGGCGGCGTCCGTCTCGGAGGGTGACGGAGGGGCCGCCGTATTCTAGGGCCTGTACGGACGGTGGGTGGACGGTTCCGCGGAGTGGGACGGGGCCGACGACGACGGAGCGGGTGTGCGTGTCGTAGGCGAACAGGATGTGTTCGCGTAGGAGGCTGACGCGGCGGATGCGGACGGTTCCGCGAGAGCGGGATTTGCGGATTACCGTACCTGTGGTGTGGCCGTGAGGCGGCTGGCCTGGTCGGGAGGCGTAAGGTCTGATGACGATGGAGCGTTGTGCGTGGCGTCGAGCGGTAGCGCCCCAGGCGCGGTAGGCTTTGGCGAAGCGGGGGCCGAGTGCCCGTTCGACGGCTGGCCGGTCGAGGAATATTTGGTGTGGGGACAGGCGGGCCGTGATCATCGCTGGTGGTAGGTGCGGAATTGGAATATGGCGGTGGTCGAGTAGGCGTTGAGTTCGTCGAACCAGGCGGGCAGCAGGGCTGGGTCCTGCGTCGTTGAGACAAGTACGGCGCCTGGGACAATCTCCGTAGGGTGTGAGCGGCAGAATCTGAGGATCTCGGCGGCCAGGTTGGCGTGGCTGTCCGCCGGTGGGCTGGCGTAGATCGCGATGGCGAGTTCGTGGTCGGTGACGTCGTGGGCGCGGCTGGCGTTGCGCGGTGAGCTGGAGCGGGGGATGACGGCTAGGGCCGGGCCTGGCTGGTCGATCGTGGTGCAGGGTGAGTAGGTTCGCTCGGTCTGCGTGAGCTGTGGGAATGCGGCGGCAAGGTTGGCGGCGAGCGTGTCGGCGATTTCTAGGAGGTTCATTTGGGTGGTTGGATGGCGCGTTCGAGGCGGTCGAGGCGTTCCATGACGGCCGTGTGGTGTTCGAGGGCTGCGAGCAGGCGGTCGCGAGTCCAGGTGTGTTGGTCGCGGAGCTGGTGTTCGAGGCGGGCTTCCCTCTGGTGGTCGCGCCAGAGTGTGAATCCGACGACTAGGCCGGCGAGTCCCCATTGGGCCCAGGGGTTGAGGTCGGCCTGCGAAAATGGGATCGAGGCGCCCAGTAGGGCCACCATGGCGAGCTTGGTGAGGCCTACGGCGTCGGGGATTTGCGCTTGCATTCGACGCGGTACCAGTGGGCGTGGGCGTCTGGATGGTGCCAGTGTGGGTTGGGGCCGTTGGCTGTGACGATGTAGGTTTCTGGGCCGTCGTGGATGAGGTCTCCGGGTTCCGGGGTGATGAGATTCCCGTCGAGGATGAGGCGGGCGCGGGGGATGAGGTAGGCGCGGTCCGTGTGCAGGACGGAGTAGCCGCCGTACGAGTCGGTGATGGTGGTGGTCGTGCGGTCGCAGGCCGCTGGCACCAGGGCGCTGGCGCCCGCCCGTTCGTAGAGGACGGGGTGGGTGGCGTGCGTCTCGAGTTGTTGTGTCTGCCAGTGCGCCGCTTCCGCTATTAGGTCGGTCATGGCAGTAGGATCGTTCGGACGGTTGGGTCGGAGGCGGCGGCGACGGCGGCGGCCCGTCCCATTGGGACGTTGCCGGTTTCTGTGCTCGTGGCGCGTTCGTTGGTCGCGTCCCAGTAGACGATGGAGCCGACGGAGAAGGCCGAGGCGTCCTTTTTGATGTCGAACATTCCCACGATGTGGAGGGCGCAGAGGCTACCGGCGGGCGCTGGCGATTTCGTGATGCCGACGAGGCCGTTTTGGATGACGACGTGGCCGGCTGGGAGGTTGGTAGTGGGGCGGTGGTCTACGGTGGTTCCGGTGCCGACGTAGATTGCGTTCATGGTGTTTGTCTCCGGTTTGGTTGGGTGTTAGGTGCCGGTGCTCTTGACGGCGGCGCGCGGGTCCTGGAGGGCGACCCCGAAGTCGAAGAATGCCCGCCATCGCACGCCCAAGTTAACGAAGTCCGGTTCGCCTGCCTCGATTGTTGGGGTGCGCTGGCCGCGGAGGTAGACGATCTCGATCGCGGCGACGTCCGCTGGATTCGCCAGCAGGTACCACGCGGTTGGGGAGCTGCCGGGCAGGGCCTGGCTGTTCAGGTAGGGGCTGGCGAGGGGTTGCCATTTGCCGGCGTGGGGGTTGGCGGCTGGGGTGGGTGTGGCTGTGTCCTGGACGATGCGGGTTTCGGTCATCAGAACCTGCGCTGCCACCTTGAGGGTGGTGGGGACGAGCAGGTAGGCTGGTTCGAGCAGGATGGGCTGGCCCGACGGGTCGGTCTGGTCCAGGAATAGTTGCTCGGCGGCGGTGAGGCCGTCGATGCTGAGGGCGGAGCTGCTGCCGGTGAGGAGGTTGCGGTTGCCGGTCGAGAAAAATGAGCCGGGGTTGGAGAGCAGCAGGGCGAATGTTGCCCGTTCGAGGGCCTGGGCGGCGTTTCGTCCGAGGGCTGCGGGGAGCTGGAGGAATGTGCCCAGGTCGTCGTTGATCAGCATTTTTCGGCTGATGCTGACGACGGCGCCGTACGTTTCGAGTTGGTTGGTGTAGGTGGAGTCGGTGAGGTGGGCGTGGCGGAGCTCGCCGTCTGGTGAGACGGGGGCGAATTGGCCGCCGGCGGTGAGGCGGTAGCGGTTAGCGACCTTGAAGTCTACGACGTCCGCCTGGGCGGCGATGGTCGTGGCGACGCTTGCGACGCTTCGGTAGGCGGCAAGCAGGGCCTTGTTGGCTACGTCGGCGAGAACGGACGTAAGGGAGATCGTGGAATATTCGCCCGCGGCTTGCAGCCGGCGGTGGGCCTCAAACGCGGTTGTGAGGCCGGCGGTTGTGATTGGGCCTGGGGGGAGGGGCGTGCCGGCGGCCGCGGCGACGTCATGGATGAGGCGGGATAGACCGTAGCCGCGGTAGGCCGCCGATGAGGCGAGGTTGAGCGTCTGTTCGCCGTAGTCGGCGAGGTGCCGTTCGGGGATGCCGGCGCTCAGGCAGAGGGCGGCGGCGAGGACGTCGTTCATGGGTGGGGCGGAGTGTTTGGGGGCTGGGGTTGGTCGGCTGGAGCGGAGAACCTCGAGGGCGGCGCGTTTGGGGTCCCATCCTTCGCGGATGGCGGTGGGGAGAATGGAGGGGTCGGAGGCGCAGATTTGGGTTAGGGCGGCGGCGCGGGCCGCCTCGGCGGCGAGTTGGTGGCGGAGGCTGGCGAGGACGTTGGCGGGGTGCGGGTCGTCTTGGGTTTCGGTTGGGTTGGGTGGGGTGATGGGGTCGTCTTGCTCGGGCTGGGCGTTGGTGTCCGGGTCGGGGACGTTGGGTTGCTGTGGCATGGCGATATTCGTGGCGGTGTTGGGGTCTGCTGGGACGGGAACGATGGAGATTTCGTGGAGGGTTGCGTCCTCTACGACGTAGAGCGGCCCGGTCATGGGCCGTTCGTTGATGGTTTCGGTGGTGTTGGGGTCGAGGGTTCTTGTGCGGAAGCTGTCGGATCCGATGGAGGCCCGCCATTGGAATCCGGCGGCGGCGAGGTCAAGGACGCGGTCGCTGGAGTCGGTGGAGCCCCAGATGCGGCCGGTGGCGAGGATCTGGCCGTCCTGTACCCAGATTTCGTCGGTTTGGCCGAGGACGTCCTCCGGGCGCGTGGAGTGGCCGTAGAGGATGGGGAGGGTTTGGCGGGGGATTCGTAGCGTGGCGGTGTTGACGACGACGGGGTATGGCCAGCCGAGCTGCATGGGGTCCCCGGAGTAGGCGACTAGGTCGAATGGGACGCTTGCCTGGGCTGGGTCGGTGGCCTGGAGGCGCAGGGTTGCGGTTGTGGTGGTGCGAAGGGTCACGGTTCCTCTTCTTCGTCGAGCAGTGGGTCGTCTGGGTTGGGCGGGTCGGTTGGTAGGCTGTTCGTGGGGATGCCGAGTTCGCGCATGAGTCGTAGTTCGGCTGCCCGCTGGCGCAGTGCCTCTTCCCAGTCGCGGCCTTGGCGGGCGTACTCATAGGCGAGGGTAGTGGTGTTGCTGTCTAGGCGCATGGCCGCCGCTGCCGCCTCTTTGGCTGGGTCTACGTGTTCTGGTGCGTCCCAGAAGAACATCGGCTTGAGGTGGGCGAGGGGCGGGGTGTCTGGTGGGAGGAAGTTGGGCAGGAGCGCGGCTTCGTCGAGCCACGCGGCGAGCAGGGGGCGCAGGACGTGCGTTTC